TTGACTAACGACTCGCGAATCATCTCCACATATACCCGATTTATATACTCGTTATATTGAGCAAGGGCGATCTTTTCGTCGTCCTCAAGTTCGTGATGCCATCGGGCGCGATCTTTTAACTCGGTCGGCGCTTCGATCCATAAGAAGCGACCGAGCTCGGATCGAGTATAAGCACCGGCGGCGACTTCGGCTCGCTCTCGCTCCGAAGGTGAAAGCGCTTTAATTGTAAATCGAGTCGCCGAGTCGCCGACTTTACCGAGATCGTTTAAATCGCCAGTGTTCAAATATTGCGCCCGCTCTTCGTCGGTCGCTTCGACTGATGAATCGCAGGTTATAACGACAGTAACTTCAATATCAGACGACGAAATAAACGATAAAGCCATTATACGTTTCCTACTGTTAAGCCGATTCTGAAAGGAGAGTTACCCGCGTTCGCTTCATATGATGACGTCGTAAAGTCGCCCGCGTATCGAGCTTGTTGATATGTCAAAGTTTGTCGAACAATATCATTACCGCTCACATCATACGCGCTCGGGTCATTTGTAAGAATCGCGGCGGGTAACATAATCGCACACCCTTTACCATCGCCAAAGGGACCAGTACCAACGATAACCTGTCGAACTGTTCTATTAAAGTAATCGTTTGCGACGGTGCTCGATACAGTTGAGAGCGTTAATGATAGCTCGACATTTACGTCGCTTATATCCATTCCCGACATTGCGATAACGTCGTTAGAATATGCGAGCGGCGTAAGTGTATTCGTAACAGTAAGCGAGAAATCTTCGCAATCGAGAGCGACTCGACCTTGCGTCTCTCCGACTGTACCGTTTGAACTTGAAGCGGGCGAACCGTTCGAGATCACAGTATAAGCGCCTCGAAATAAAGCAGGTGCGCCGGTATTAAATACAGGCTCGATCGGTGTACTCGCCGCGCCGTGATTATCTGTAATGAACGCCGCTTGATAAGTGAACTCGCCCATTAGCCGACCGCTGTCGAGCGTTATGTTTAGCGATTCGAGTACGCAGCCGAAAGCGAGACTCTGAAAGTTTGCGCCGTCAATCTTAAACGCGATCGAGCTTTTAAACTCGCCGCTATTCGCTCGGCTTGGTACATACCACGTTTGCAAGCCGCGAACGGTCGGCGTACCTGTAAAGCCCGCACTGAACGCGGGTGATATAGTAACATCGCCCGCGACGTCGTTATCGGTTATCGCTGAATATTCAGCGCGACCATTGATTAAACTACCGACTAGTAACCCAACATCGGCGACGGCGGGCGCACTTGTTGGCGTATATGTGTTTACATTTGATACAGCGCTCGCGGTGTCTGATTTCAGATTCGCGCTAGGCACTTGAGTCTTAAAACCCGCGCCAAGCAATAAGCCGAGATAGTTCGTATCATAATTATTCGCCGCTGTACCGATGGTCGTTAAATCAACACGACAAACGATTTGACCCGTTCGACGACGAATCCGATTACCGCTTGAGTTGTAAACGGTGTCGGGCTCAGGTGCGTTAAAGTATGCGCCGTCGCGAGCGTCGTTTCTTTCACTGGCGACGGGTTCGCCCGCGATAACAATCGGGTCGCGCTCGCAGGGTATCGAGATATAAGTAAGACCAGCGGTAGACGGTACGCCGTCCGAATCAGGCGAACCGAACGTCGTCTCGACTGCGATTGATAATGATCTGTAGGTAGTAGCCATTTTTAAGCCTCCAAAAGTAGCAGGTCGAAAGGTATCGTTAATATATGGGCGACGCGCTCGCCGCTGGCGTTCGTTAACGTGTCAAACGTCGGTTCATTTGTGATGACTGTAATGATTCCCGTATTAACGAGATCATATTCGGGTGCCTGTAATTTGTCTATGATTGCCGATGTATCTTCGCCCATCATTCTATAAAGAAAATTAACATCGACGGGTATTTCATATCGTACACGACAACCGATTCGAGCTCGCTTTCTACCCGATAGACCGGCTTGACCGTCGTCTTGTGGAAATGTCTGTATCGAAAGTTCGAAATATCGATTCTGATGAGAGCGCTCGTCGAGCTCAAGAGTACGACCGTCGCCCCGTTGGATCGCGACGAACCCATTATGAGAATCGGTTTTCGGGCTGATCTTTTGTAACTCGTTTTCGAGATATGTTAACGCCGCAAAAATACCTTGGCTCATTTCAGTTTCTCCAAAACATCATAGCGAATCGCTTCGACTAAGATATCGACCTCGTCGTTAGTTAGTCCGATGTATTGTCGCCTATCGTTTACATGATAGCCATAACTAGAAACGTGTTTTGTAAGACCGATCGTGAACCCTTTTTGAGACGCTTCGAGAACGACTAGATTATTCATGAGCTGACCAGACAAGACGAGATCGACTTCGGCGCTTTGACCCGCGCCGCTTTGCGTTCGCTGTCTACTGAGCTTTTTATACTCTTTATACCCGCCCTGATAAAATACGCCCTGCCCGTTTGCTGTCGGTGTGCCGCCTTTGGGCTTTAATCTAGCGCCCTGCTTTTTGATCGTGATCGGTCGCGTCGAGTAGCCATCGAACTTTTGACCGTCGGCGTCGAGCCCCTTCGATGTTCTGAGCTTGATCGTCGCGACTGTATTAAGCGCAAGAATTCGACTATCTCTAGCCGTCCAAATAGAAGCGGGTAAGTTTAAGTTTACGCTAGCGCTCATCAGTGTCTCATGCCCCGAGCGGGTGTGAAGAATTTATCATTTGAACTTTTCGAGTATGTTTTCCAACCGGCCCGAAAGTCTCGAGAGCTCCCACCGACTCGCCTTAAGTTTTCCTCGTCGCTATCGATTACGCCGTCGCCGTCCAAGTCTAATGATATTGACCGAAGCGCCGAATTCATCAGTTCGTTGCAACGTGTTCTCATCGCGTCGGCGGCGTCGAGATTCAGATTCATTTCGTAGATGATCGCGGCGGCGCAATATTTATGAGCTAGATTAAATGACTCAGGATTAAATACCTCGTCCTCGGTGATGTGATCACTATTTAGATGATCTCGTATTGATAAAACGATCTCATGTTTTGCGGCTTTAATCTGTGGCTCATAATCCGATTGTCGTCGGGGTATCATGTCGGCGAGCTGTGCGAATGTTTCGACGAGCTCGTAATGATCAAGCCCTGTATTAAACGGGCGAGGCGTAACTTTAAAGAGTCCTCGTTCCTGTCGGCTTGTACTCATGTTGAGTTCGTCGAATGTTATTCGATAGGGAAATACACCACTCGTCGAGATACTCGCCGCCGAGATATCTGCGTATGACGTGCCGAGTTGTAGCGTCGCCGCTGTACTTAGATCTATTTCACGCGGTAAAGGTTCGGCGAGTATCGCCGTCGTATTTACGATTCGACTTACATTGATCGAGTAGTATGTGTCGGCGCTTGTCAGCAAAAACCCGCTAGTCATTTGTCGATAATAAGCAGCGGGTGCGGCGGCGATCGTGAGAGTACGCCGATCGTTATCAATAGCCGTCACCGATATATCAGTCGCGAAGCGAGTAAGGTTCGCAGTGATACCCGCCGCCGTGTCGATCGTAATCGTTGGCGTACCAGTGATCGGCGATTGTGGTGACCAAATAAAACGATGATCTTTGTTAGTAACTGCTTTTCTCATCACTTCGCCTTACTATTTGCTTTGATTATATCGCTATTCGTCGCAGGTGTTAAGCTCGCCGCTTTAATAAAGCCCGCTGAAACCGGCGACCAACTATGACGACAATTATACCCGCCGCCGCTGGTGATTACAGATAAACCCTGCCCATTATTTAAGCGATTCATTTGTGTATTAGTCACGACAAGATTTACGAGTGATTTGCAAAACGGTCGAGTAACCCCATCGACGGGGCCTGTATATAAATAATGCTCAAGCCCCGCCGCTTTTGCCGCGACTGAATTTATCGAGCGCCCATATTGCGAGATCTGTGTTTTGATCTGTGTTAATTGTCGACCGGTTGATTGATTCATTCGATCTTGTAAATTACTGATCATCGTTTTCTTTGGTACATCGAACGCCAGTTCGCGAAGACCGCCTCGAATATTTGCTTTGATCGTTGGTATTACGATCTCGTCGAATACGGCTTTTGCTGTAATCGCTTGTAGTGTGTCGATTTGATTATCGATACTAGATAGATCGAAACCGGCGGTCGTTACGGCGAGCGTTTCTTTGACTGTATCTCTGATGAGATCAGCCTGATCAATAAACTCGTCGACCGCGATACCGTAGCCATTTTCTAAAGTGAATTGTAAAAGTTCATCATCAGTATAACCGAGAATGACTTTAGTCTGCGCCGTAGTTACAGCGGCTTTTATTGTCTTTAATAGATTATTGTTAGCCGTCTTGATCGCTTTATCAAAAGCGCTTTCGGCTTTAACTTCGGCCTCAAGTTGTTTAACTCTAGCCGTCGTGAGCTCGGCGGCGACCCCGCTTTGATCTCGGGCTTGCGCCTTTAGATCTTCAATCGCTTTTTTATCAGCGTCGCTATTTTCAGCAAGTAAGACGGGTCGACCGCACGAACAATTCATACACTTATCAATTGACGCAGTCGGTAATAATACGACCGAGAGTCGAGTCGACTGCGTGGAATTTGTTTACCTCTTCGGCGTATACATATCGACGAGTACGATCAAGAGAATCGTATTGCCCCGCGATCATATCGCTAAACTGTAGATTCAACGCGGCGACTGGCATACCTTTAACATTGCCTGATTTCTGTACAATCGCGTCGCTACCTCGAAGAATACCCATAAAGATGGAGGACTGATTCCAAATAAAGCCT